TTAGGTATTCAAACATTTTAGGAATGTCTGAACTAGGTTGCATGTCTACTAATACTTCAAGGTCGCCAATAATTTCACTAAGTTGCTCGTTCATCCTGTCTTGTATAGTAGGCTTATAAACATCAACCTTCTTCTTAACTTCAACTTCCTTAACTAAAGGTCTGCCAGATTCTGCTAGGTCAGCAAAGCGTTTTGCCATCCACACATGGTTCTCTTCAGGGATTGCTTCAACATCAGATAGCCCATCGTAGTAACAATAAGCTGCAATGTGATTGTATGAAAAATTATAATCAGGATTGGCGAGTATAGCACGAGCTGTCTCTTTATCAAATTTCTTTTTAACATATGATTTGATAATTGGAGTACAAGTCTTTGTGTCAACCTCGGTATGAAAGGCCCTAGTAAAATAGAGCAATCCACGTGATGCATCAAGTGCTAATACACCTGATTTCTTTGTCTTAACTGCGACTTTTTTCTTCTTTTTAGACGTTAGAAGTGAGTTTTTTGGTGTTGCCATTAAAATTCTCCTGTTTCTACTTATACTACATAGTAGCATAGAAATATAGATAGTCAACCATTCTTATGATTTTACTGGAAGATTAGGTCCATAGAACTTTTCCATATCGTCGATTAGGCCCATAATGTCAGCCATATCTAGATTATCTACAGACTCGTTAGCCACTGTTTCAACCCACTCACGCTGGAGTTGTGTAATGGGAACTCCTGTTTTAAAGTCTATGACGTTTCCCATAATGTCTTTAACACCGACTTCTTTGCTCATATGCCCGCCCCGTGATCTACAACTTCATGTCCTTGGGCAAACAGAGTCAACTCTGCGGCCAACAATACAGCGTCTTTTTTAGTCAACGTTAAGAATTGGGCCTTACCCAAAGATTTCTGTGTGACTTGCAAACAAACACCGCGGTTTTCACCACCCCAAAAGCGTGTCTGTGCCATTGATTGGTTAACATTTCTTATTTGTGTAGACATATTGTTTGATCCTTTGTTTGTGTTTTCTAACTATAACTATAATAACACGGACTAGCAGATAGTCAACCAAAAGGAATAAAAAATTAACTTTTTCTCATAGTTTCAACAGATATAAACTCTTTACATGCTGATCGCCAATCTGTCAGATTATATTCCATTCCGTCAGGATTACTCGAGCAGTGCCATTGAAAATCCTCCCATGCTAATAAGTCACCAGGCTCTTCCCACTCTAATATAGTCTTAATAGAGAAATTCTTACTGTCTTGTTCATTAGTTATGTATGGTAAATCGTGCTGGTATTCAGAATATAACTTCTCGTTGTTCTCAGGAGGATTAGAAAAAATATAAGTTTTTGGGTTGTAGCCATCTATCCATGCTAATGGAATAAGAAACTTCCATCCAGGCAGTAATCCAGTTGCACGTTTTTTTAAAAGCCAATCGGCAGATATTACATCACTATGAGGCGCAAACGGTGCAGCCAAATATCGAATTGACGAAGTATAGACATCAAAGTCACCAAATTGTCTTTGCAGCCTATCAACGATCATTTTTCCTGGGATAAATCCTGGTTTATCTAAATGCAACGATCTATCCCATGCTCCTTCATGACCAAGTCTTACTGTGCTACTTTTCCATGGTCCACCGCTAGGCGCCGGATCCATTTTTTCATAAAACCCCCTAATAGATGCAATTTCTTCCGTCGATATAAACTGCTTAACATAAGATGTGCGTTTTCCCATAAAATTTCCTATCATGTATATGCATTATTATATACAAATATGTTAATATATTAGCATATTAAGATATTAACTTCAATTTATTTATGGGGTAAGATCCACATAAATACTATAACTAGTTAAGGATTCTAAATATGCCTAGGATATCCATGTGGAAAGAGGGAACTCATTCCAATGATTTTAAATTCTTTGATCGCAATATTAAAGAGCAATTTACTGTGGGTGGCACAGGAATACATGTTCACAAATACCTAGGAATTTTAAATCAAGGAACTAGCACAGACCTTAGTCAACCTCAAGCAGCAGAAGATGATCCCCTTGCTATCCAAGATTTTTTATTCTTAGAAAATAGAGATCGCAAATACGATCAAGACGTATACAACATACGTGGGCTATATAATGTTGCTGATACCGACTTCGATTTAAGCCAATTTGGTTTATTTTTGCAAAATGACACACTGTTTATTACGTTCCATCTTGCTGATATGGCTAGCATACTAGGTCGAAGTTTAATGAGTGGTGATGTATTAGAATTACCGCACTTAAAAGATTACAACAGTTTAGATACAAGTCTTGAAGTTGCTCTTAAACGCTATTACGTTGTTCAAGAAGGAACAAGGCCTACAGAAGGGTATAGCCCTACTTGGTGGCCTCATCTATGGCGGGTTAAATGCACCCCATTAGTAGACAGTCAAGAATATCAAGATATACTCAATAAGATACAGATTGACGAGAACACCGGAGAAAGCACAGGTAGTACGCTTAGAGATCTTCTCAGCACGTATTCCAAAGAGCTTGAGATTACTAAGAAAGTAGTAGAGCAGGCAGAAGTTGAGGTTCCCAAGAGCGGTTACGATACTAGCAAGTTTTATGTGGTTCCAGCAGATTCAACTGGCAAACCCATGGATCCACTGGGGTACACTGCTGATGATTCCAATCAGACATCTGACAGTACTCTAATAACTGCTGATAGTACTCGCATAAGCCCAGAGAATTCTAACGCATACAGCGGATACTTAGTTGGCGACGGGCTTGCTCCTAACGGTGAAGCAGTATCAATGGGCACTAGTTTCCCAACTGATGCAGTTGAAGGTGATTACGTTCTTAGAATGGACTTTTTACCAAATAGACTATTCCGTTTCAGTGGCACACGTTTTGTTAAGGTTGAAGACAATGTTAGAAGTAACCCAACACCAGGAAAGAGCACTAGCCTTAGCTCAGGATTTATTAATAACACTGCAACAACTACCCAAGATGACAACACTGTGATATCACAGCGTCAAGCATTAAGCAAGGCCTTAGAAATTCAGGAAGATGAATAATGCCTCAACAGTTTTTTTACGATAATCAAATACGCAGGTTCTTACTACAATTTATTCGTGCATTTTCAAACTTCCAAGTTGAATTTGGCAAAGATAGAGAAGGCAATACTACATTGCAAACTGTGCCTGTTAAGTACGGCGATGCTACTAGACTAGTATCTAGTCTCCTAAGAGACAACAGTGAAAACAAAATTGTTCCAACTCCAATGATTAGTTGCTATATTAATGCTTTGGAGTATACAGCAGATAGACGACAAGATCCTACTTTTGTGGACAAACGTCATATCCGTATGAGAAAATTTGATCAAGATTCAGGTGAATATACTACGCAACAAGGTAATGCGTTTACAGTAGAACGGTTAATGCCTGTTCCGTACAACTTAACGTTGAATGTAGATATTTGGACTAGTAACACTACACAGAAATTGCAGTTACTAGAACAAATTTTAGTTTTATTTAATCCTTCACTTGAGATACAAAGCACAGACAACTACTTAGATTGGGGAAGTTTAAGTTATATTGAATTAACTGGAACAACTTGGAGTAGTCGAGCAGTGCCTGTTGGTGCTGATGAGCAGATTGATATTTCTACATTAATATTTAATGTTCCAATTTGGATTTCACCACCGTCTAAGGTTAAAAAACTTGGAGTTGTTAATAAAATTATTGCTAGCATTTTTGATGAAAGCGGCGATCTTGCTGACGGTGTAATAGATCAAGATATATTAATGGGTACTAGAATGAAATTTGCACCTATGAATTATGGAATTTTACTCCTAGGCAATACATTGACTATCCTTGAAATTCAAGAATCAGTGACTAATAAAGTAGAGCCAACAAGCATTGAGAACGATCCGCCAGTTAAAATTGGGGTAGATGATATTACTTGGCGAGCAGTAATTAACCAATATGGTGAGTTACAAGCTGGCATAAGTCAAATTAGACTTGACTTTGGCGCAGGAGAGATTGTAGGAACAGTTGCACATCATCCTAGTGACGATACAAAACTCCTGTTTACTGTTGACGGAGATACTATACCTACAAATGACTTGCCTCCAGTATTAAAAGTTATAAATCCTCTAAAAGTAGGGCCAGACGCAGGGTTACCTACATCAGCTACTGGGCAAAGATATTTAATTCTTAAAGGAATTGGCGATAGCAGTAATACAGACGGGCCAGATGCTTGGAAAGATACAGCTGGCAATGACTTTACTGCCAGCCCTAACGACATCATACAATATGATGGCATTAGATGGAATGTAGCGTTTGATAGTAGTACAGACTCTGGAATACATTATGCAACCAACACCAATACTGGTATACAGTACAAATGGACTGGTGAAACCTGGGTTAAAAGTTATGAAGGCGAGTATAAGGCGGGGGATTGGCAATTAGTAATTTAAGACAGAGTGCTGGTGCTGTTTTCTTCGCTAAGTCCACACTAAGATTTTTATTTTTACTCAGAGACGACACTAGTTTTAAAAATACCTGGGCATTTGTTGGTGGAAAAATTAACAATGACGAAAAGATAGTAGATGGATTATACAGAGAAATTGGCGAAGAAATTGGCTATGTTCCTGATATAGAAAAACTAATACCCATTGACCAATTTACTAACACTAAAAAAGGGTTTGAATACCACACTTTTATTGCAGTTGTTGAAGAAGAGTTTATACCAACCTTAAACAATGAACACAAAGGGTATGCTTGGACTAATATTCAAGGATGGCCAAAACCTCTCCACCCTGGTGTTTTCTCTACAGTAAAAACACAGGAAATTTCAGATAAAATTGCTACTGTAGTAGATTTATTCCGCACCTAAGTTTATGATGCTACAGAGCCGTAATCCACTGCCAGGTTTTGAAACTCAGGATCCATTAAATCGTATATGTCTGGGGTACTGGCTGTTCTACGTCCGAAAGCATCAACGACTGTGTTTGCTGTTAGCCCACTCTCAGCACTGCCTGTTTGTTCTCGTTCTTTTGCTAGATCAAAGTTTCCGTCTCCACCAGGGGGATCTATAAATGAACTAGTATCAAACCCAGTATTATCTACAATACCTAAGTTTGAAGTAGTAATCTTTTTAAGTGTTCCGCCGTCATCTATTAGAATAAAATCTACATCAGAAGCATCTGTAGTAGTAGTTGCTGCATCTGAGTTAGCAGTTGTAATAACTGTTCCTGCTACTGCTGGTAATGTTACAGTAACGTCAGCAGTACTTGCAGGCCCAATTAAAGTTACCTTATTAGTGCCATTGTCGCTGTCTTCAAAAAACTCAATAAATCCTGCTGAAGTTGCCGCGTTCTTTACAGACAGTCCAGCGTTAAATATATCTTTTGCAGTTGATGTTGATATACCAACTTGTGCGGTTGTTCCACTTATTTCAACATTTGCATTTATATCAACTAATGTTGCGTTTAATTCTATTTCATCTGTTGCATTTATATCTAATGTAGTTGCATTTGGAGCTCCAATGCTCTGACTTGCGTCATTGAACTGGATTACATTTGTGCTGTTTAGGAGTATTCCTGTATCAGCAACATGAGTAAGAGTTACATCATCATCGTCTCCTAATGAAATAACTGCACCATCTGCTAAAAATAAATCACTAAACTCTAATGCACTTGTACCAAGTGCAGCTCCGTCTGAAGCATCTGGTACAAAAGCAGTTGTTGCAGTAATCGTCGTTGCAGAAAATATTCCGTTAGTAGCCAATCCTGTGTCAGCAGTATGGGTTAATGTAATATCTTGTTCATTACCAAAATTTATAACTGCACCATCTGCCAGAAATAAATCTGAAAATTCTTTTGTTGCAGAACCAAGAGTTGTTCCGTCTGCACTTGTAGGAAGAATAGATGTTCCAAAAGTTCCTGTATTAATAACAGGTGCTGTTAATGTTTTGTTTGTTAATGTATCTGTTGTTGCTTTACCAACTAGTGTATCTGCCGCCGCTGGTAACGTAACAGTAACATCTGCTGTACTGGCTGCCCCTTGTAATGTTACTCCGTTTGTACCGTTATTTGTGCCTTCTAAAAACTTAATTTGTCCACCCACTGTAGATGAAGCTGCACCCATAACAAGCGAGTGTCCAGTTGCAGTTGTGGTTGTTGCGGCTACAGTTGTAATTCTATCTGTGCCGTCGACTTCAATTGTAACATTTCCTGTTCCACTGTCTACAACAGTAACATTACTATTACCTGTGGCAATAGAAGTTGTGCTTACATTACCAATTTCAGTATCAACATACGCCTTAATACTCTGTTGTGTAGAAAGTTGGGTAGCACTATCACTAGCCATATTATCTTCGTCTAGTATTGCTGTACCGCTTACGCCTGTATTAATAACAGGACTAGTTAAAGTTTTGTTAGTGAGTGTTTTAGATGTACCTGAGAATAGTGTATCAATTTGAGCAAGT